GGCAGGACTTTGCCCAGACTGGAAACGTTGGTCTTGGGGGCTAAGTCGTATGGGCCGCAGGTCGCACAGTGGGCGCGTGATCATCTTGGTATGGAGTTGATGGACTGGCAGGTGCACGCATTGTCTGGACAACTTGCCCACAATGATGCCGGTGATCTTGTGCATCGTGAGTCGTGTGTCAGTACAGGCAGACAGCAGGGCAAGACGCTGGCGTTCTCCGCGCTTATTGGCTGGTGGCTAACGGTCGAGGCAACTAGACGTGGCGAACCGCAGACAGTCCTATCGGCAGCGCACAAACTAGATAGAGCATCGGCTGTGTTTCTCTTGCTTGCGCCAATTCTTGAAGCCAAGTTTGGGGCAAAGATTGGCTGGTCTTATGGCCGCCAGAGTGCCACTATGCCGGACGGATCGCGCTGGGAAGTAAGAGCTGCTACACCACAGAACGCACACGGCGGCAGTGTTGACTTGGCAATCCTTGATGAGATTTGGTCAATCCCTGCAACCGTTATCTTTGACGCTGTGCGACCGTCACAGATTGCGCGCAAGTCTCCGCTGCTCTCAATGTGGAGTACAGCAGGCGATGAATCCAGCACTGCGTTTTTGCTATTGCGCGAGCAAGGAATCAATGCCATTGATGCCGGTGTGCAGCGCCAACTGTATTTTGCTGAGTGGTCGCCACCGCCAGGAGTAAACATTGATGATCAAAAATGGTGGGCGTGGAGTAATCCAGCACTGGGTAAAACGGTACAAATGTCAGCACTTGTGGCCGCATCGCAGTCTCCTGATCGCGCGTCATGGCTACGCGCTCACTTAAATCTGTGGGTAGCGGCGGCTCAGGGCTGGATGCCAATTGGGATCTGGGAACAGCGCAAAGTTCATGCCATCGCACCGACTGGCGGCGTGCTTAGCATTGACTCAAGTGTTGACGATTCGCGCTATGTTGGCGTGCGGTCTGTAGCAAACGATGACGGATCAGTCACCTGCACTGTTGAGTTCACCACAGAATCTGAGCAGGCAATGTGGCTACAAGTTGAGCGCGTGCTTACTGACCAGACTGTGCAGTTAGCCATCACGCCTACGCTTGATGTACACCTACCAGAGGTCTATCGGCGCCGGTCAACGGTAGTGGGCTATGGCGAATTGCTGAAGTTTACGCCACTGATTCGCGGCATGATTATTGAAGGCAGGCTGTGGCACACTGGCGAGAACTCACTTGCTGAGCACGTCAACCGCGCGGTCATGGTTAAGACGCTTGGCGGCAGTGCTCTGTCATCGCAGAAGTCTCCAGGCCCGATCGAGTTAGCGCGCTGCATGATCTTTGCAAGCGCAATGGCAAGCCGACCAATCACCAAGAACAAGCCAATGCTCATCCTTGTAAATCGCTAAGATGGCGCTGGTGGTTGCCAGTCATCCTGCCGGATACAAGGCTGGCAATCACTACATCCGGCGCGATTAGATAGGGCATAATAGGCGCATGGGATTATTCACAAAGCCAGTCACAAAAGCGGCCATCTCTGAGCCACCAAAGGTGCAGGCTGCTCTTGGCTTTGGCGGCACGTACAGCAAAGATGCCATCGGCGCGTTCTATCAGTATCAAGAGGGAACTGCGCGCGCTGAGGCTATGACGCTAGCGACCGTTTCAAGGTCGAGGGACTTATTGGCATCAGTGATCTCATGTATGCCACTGCAGATGTACGGCGAGATGTTTGATGATGCGACAGGGGAAATGGAAGAAGTGCCACTTGCGCCGCGCTCATGGTTGCGGCAGCCAGATCCATCGGTGACGTACAACTTTTTAATGGCTTGGACTCTTGACGATTTGCTATTTTATGGTCGAGCGTTCTGGTACGTCACCGAACGCACACAAGATGGTTTTCCAAGCAAGATGACGCGTTTGCCTGCCGGCTCTGTCACTACGCTTGATCAGGCAGGCCCTGTTTGGTTTGGGCCTAGCAAAGAAATTATCTTTGCCGGCAACACACTTGATGCGCGCGATGTAGTTCAATTCTTGTCACCAATTCAAGGCATTGTTTATTCGTCAGCGCAGACGATTGCTACAGCAATGAAAATTGAGCAGAGCCGCTACAAGAACGCGCAATCAAGTTTGCCATCTGGCGTACTCAAGCAAACTGGCGGCGAGCCATTAAGCGGTCAGGAATTGTCCGAGATTGGTGCAGCGTTTCAGCAAGCAAGATTGACAAATCAAACCGCAGTGCTCAATGAGTTTTTAAGTTACGAAGCCAGCACTGCGACACCGGACAAGATGCTGATGATTGAATCTGCACAGTACAGCGCGCTTGATCTTGCACGTTTGTGTGGCGTGCCGCCATACCTTGTGGGCGTTGCCACCGGCAGTTATGCCTACACCTCATCTGAGCAAAGTCGAGCGGATTTGCTAATCTTTGGCGTGAAGCCATACGCAGACTGTTTGAGTTCCACGCTCAGCATGAACAACGTGTTGCCGCGCGGCACGTATGTCAAGTTTGATTATTCGAGTTACCTAGAGGAAAACTACATCGCTGATCGGCAGTCAGACGATTACCAAGAAAACACACAGGAGAACAGAGCATGATCCGTTTTACATCATCCACATTTACAGTAGATGCCGCAGCAGACGGCAGTCCAAAACGCACCATCACCGGCATTGCGTTGCCATACAATGTTGAGGCAACCGTCACTGGCGGCCAGGTGGTCAGTTTCTTGTCTGGCTCATTGCCGACAGATGGCAAGGCACCAAAACTGTTCATGAGTCATGACAGTTCAGCCGCTATTGGCTTGGTTACTGAACGCACCGATGACGATGAATACATGTACTTTACTGCCAAAGTCTCAACCACCGCGCTAGGCGATGAGGCGCTAATCTTGGCTGCTGATGGCGTGCTTGACTCCGTGTCTGTCGGGGTCAACCCGACCAAGTTCACGTTTAACAAAGACGGCGTGATGATTGTTGAAGCTGCTGACTGGCTTGAATTGTCGCTTGTCCCCCAGCCGGCGTTCGAGGGCTCGATCATCACTAAAGTGGCTGCGAGTTCTGATGCAAACGGCGATGAATTGTGTAATAATGACAACGGCGATTCCGGCACAGCCACCGAGCAAGTAGGAGAACCAGAGATGGAAGCAACACCGGAAGTACCAGAAGTCATCGAGGCAGCAGCGCCAATCTTTGCGACACCTAAGCGTGCGTTTAAGATGCCATCAAGTGCCGAGTACATGGCAGCAATGCACATTGGCGGCGATACGTTTCGCGCAGTCAACGCTGCGTTTAAGGACAACTTAAAGCAGAACTCAACAGCGCTTGAGTTTGCTCTTGCTCAAGACCTTACTTCTGACACTCCTGGCTTGCTTGAACAAAGACTGCTCGGCCCTGTAATTCAGGATCTGAACTTCATGCGTCCTACGGTCACAGCACTGGGCGTATCAGCAATGCCGGCAACGCCATCAAAGACATTTACGCGCACAAAGATTACGCAGCACACTGCAGTAAGCACTCAAACTGAAGGCTCTGCAGTGCAGTCAACAAAGATGACTCTCTCAGCAAATACGGTCACAAAGAGTACGCAAGCCGGCGGCGTGTTCATCTCCCAACAGGACATCGACTTTACCGCCATCCCTGCATTGCAGACAATTATCAATGACTTGACTGGTGAATACATGATCCGCACAGATGATGTGTGTTCTGATGCGCTTGTTTCTGCAGCAACTGCGTCAGGTAGCACTTGGACATTTGCACAGACTGATCCAACATCATTGGTGGATGCACTGTATGACGCAGCACGCGAGATGGCTGAGGACACAAACTATTTCCCTACTCACATTTACTGTGCACCAAACGTTTGGGAAAAATTGGGCCGCCAGTTGGACGTTGACAAACGACCATTGTTTGGCTACGTTGGCGCAAACAACAACATTGTCACTAACGGTCTTGGCGGATCAACCGGCATGAACTACAACAGCATGAACCCACTTGGGCTTGAAGTTGTAGTGAGTAACAACTTTGCCAGTGGCACAATGATTGTGGCTCACACACCAAAGGGATCACCGACAAGCGCGTTCTCGTTCTACGAGGATGTGCGCGGAATCATGACAGTCGAGGATGCTGAGTTGCTAGGTCGCAACGTAACGTTCTACGGCTACATCGCAACTTTTGCCAACATCCCTGTCTGCATCCAAGCCATTACAACCGCATAGTCAGGAAGGCGGCTACCGCCGATGGCTACATACACAGTTACGTTCAAGACACTGCTAGGCAACTATGCAGTGCTGCAGACACTCACTAACTCTGAAATAGCAGTTGGTCAATCAATTACCGTAGCCAGCGTTGCCGCGCCATTTAACGGCACGCAAACTGTTTATGACTTGCCAGAGTATGAGTTCATCGGCCTGGACTCGCAAGGTGATTTGCTGTTTAACACAAACGTGCCAATCCCCAATCAGGTGCTGTTTGCTGTTGTTGGTACAGGTGATGTTGATCGCACAGCCACAGCCACCGGCACAATTGCTTATACGCAGACGTGCACATGGGTCACGGCAGCACAACTTGAAACGTATTTAGGCGCTGGCACTATCACTAATCCATCTGATGACTACACACTGCTTACGCAGGCTGTGTCGGCTGGCAACTCGTTTTGCTGGCGCAGAAGACAAGAGTCCGGATACACAGGGGACGCGCTGGCAACTTCGCCATCTGGTGATGTCACGCTTGGCACGCTGATGTATTCATCGGCTCTGTGGCGCGCTCGCGGATCTGTGCAAGATACTTTTGCGGCGTTTGACGGCATGAACGGCGGCGGCGGCAGTGTCAATGCCATGACACCGATGATTAAGCAGTTGCTGGGCATTGATCGACCACAGGTTGCCTAGTGGCTTACACCGATTTATTTAACGAAGCCATTGATGACGTGGCTGCCACGCTCACTGCTGTGGTGGGCTTGCGCGTGGTCACTGATGCCACAAAGATTGTGCCAAATTGCGTGTTTATTGACGCGCCATCATGGGAGACACAAGCAGGCAACGGCAAGGTCATTGAGATGAGTTTCCCTATTAAGGTCATCGGATCAGGGCCTGCTGGTCTGCCGGTACTGCGTCAGATTCTTGGCATCTGCGCGCTGGTGCAAAC